GAGCGATGTTACCAGGCCGCCGCTGGTTGTGATAGTCGCCGCGTCTAGCGGATTGATGAATAGCTTACGCGCCGATGTTGGGATATTGGCCGGGGTCCACAACACCGGATCGAGCATGGAGGAATTACCCCACCATTCCACTAGCTGGCCCTCCTGCTAGGCAGCGCCACTTTCAACCCGGCGCCTGCAACCGTGGCGCCAATCTGCGTGCAGTGGAAGCTGACCGATGACCCTAGGGCGAATGTGTAGCCGCTCGAAATGAAGGCCGCCGAGAACACCGCGGGCGTGGCTGCTGTGGCGGTGCTGATCTCGGTGGCGTCAATGGTCGGCAGGGTGGCGAAGATCGATGTTCCGCCAATCCGGATGTCGAACTGTGCCACGCTGCCGGTTGGGGCAGTGTTGACCATGAAGATCGGAAGCGCCGTCAGCACTCGCGTTTCCGGCCAGTAAGGCACGGTGACCAGGGTCGCATTCGTCAGGTTCACCGCTTCCCCGGTAAGCGGGATCACAAGCGTGCTCAGCGCCCGCAGCACAGTTCCATCGATCAGCAGCGCGCTATCGGTGCTCAGATGGGTCAGGCTGCCTGCTGAATCGTCCCAGAACAGGATCCGATCGCCGCCAGGGTCATCAGCCCCGAGCACCTGGCCGGACATGCCCAGCACTCCCGACACACTGGCCCCGAGGGTGACCGGATCATGCACGCTGGCCAGCGGGGCATAGGCTGAACTCCCCTCGGCTGGCGTCAGGTAGCCAGGGTGAGGATCAGCGGCTGCAGCGTGCATCGCCACTGCAGCCGCGGCCGTGCCGGTCGGATCAGCGCCAACGTCTCCAGCGGCTAGGGTCTTGTTCTTCCACTGGCCATCAGCAGCCAACGCCAGGACCTGCCCGGTTGCTGCGCCGCTGATCAGCACGTCATGCAGTTCTTCCAGCTCCTGGCCATTGATCACATTGACGTAGAGAATCCCGCTAGTGCCTGGCCCTTGCTTGATGCAAAAGCCCATAAACACACCATGGGCTGGTTGTGTCGGTCGCGTTGATGTAAGCTGTCCGGCTGTTTCGCTCAGCCATGTAATCTGCCCCTCTGTCAGCAGTGGAGTGGTGACTCCTGCTAGAAGTCCATGGGTGATAACTATGCCGTCGCTGTTGTGCGCGGCGGTTGCATACATCAGTCCTATAGTCCGCGCCGCTGTTGCCTCGGTAGATGCGTCTGCCGCCGCGACAGTTGGACTAGTGCCAGAGCTTCCAGTCACATAGACCGCCGTGCCAATCGCCAGGGCTCCCCCGCTGTTGTTGCGCACAGCCAGCAACGTAGGGACCGGCGCACCTATCGCAACCTTGCCGGCCAGAGCCGTGGCCGTCGCCGTGCTGATCGGCTTGTTCGCGTCGCTGGTGTTGTCGACGTTCGACAGACCTACCGTCGTCTTCGTCGCCAGGCCAGCAATAGCAGAGGCCGCGGCATCAACTGTGACGCCGGCCTGATCCATTGGCACCCGTTCGGTGCCGGTCAGCGCTGCTGCGTTGGGTAGACCTGTGATCGTAACGTCTGCCATGTCCTTAGGTTAGGGTGATCAGATTGCGACCATCGAGCGTCACCAGGTGCAGACCGCTCAGCGTGGTCAGATAGGTAAAGCCCTCCACCTTCGCCAGCGGCACCCGACACAATGCGCCATCATCAAACAGCATAGGCTGTTGTTCGGCTTTGTAGTTGCTACCATCTACAGTAATTGAATCGCCGTAGTTCAATCCACCGAATAGCTGTGTTGGCACGGTCAGCAGGTAGTCGATCATCACCACCTCCCCGCCCATCACAACCTCGCTGTCTACGTCTAGGATACCCACCCCCGACGTTGCGCCGGCTGTGACGGGAACGCCGAACCCCTGCAGATCCAGGAAGACCGACAGATCATCCTTGCCCAGGATCGGGATACCATCGGGCCTGGACAGTTGGATGGTGCAGAATGCGCCATCATCCAACCGCGATGGCTCGCGCTCGACCGTATAGCTATTGCCGTCAACTACGATGGCATCGCCATACTTCAGGTTGCCGAACAATGCAGTTTGCACCGTTAGCACATAGCGGATCATCACGGCATCGCTGCCGAGGATCATCTCGCTGTTTGCATCAGGGATCCCCACGCCAGAAACGGCCCCGGCTGTCACACTGACGCCGGGGCCGCTAAGGTCGAGGAAGGCCGTCAGGTCCTCGGCAAAGGCCATCAGTCCTTCGGATCGGGCTTGCCTTTTTGGACGGCTGCAACCAGCTCGACCACTCCAAGTGCCACCAGGACGGCGGCGGCTTCAGGTGGCAGAGTTACTTCGTCGCCGTCCTGGTAACGGGTCCCGTCGTGATCAACGGGACCGAGAACCACAACATGCCGGGCCATGATCAGGCCACCACGTTGGAGAACAGGTAGCCGACATCAGATGCCGCGACGATCTCATTAACCGATTCGCCCACTCTGACCCGCTGAGCACCGCGAAGACCCACCTCAGGGGCGGGAATGGTGCCGCTAACTCGGCTGCCATATTCGGCGGTATAGCCAAAGCTGATCGCGTTGCCGCGAATGCTGGCGATCGGGTTTAGGTGCATAAAGGCCATGTGCTTACCCCATACCCTGCTCAGGGTTGCAGTCTGACCGGGCTTGGCGGTGTTGATCCAGCTTTCGCCCACCAGAATCTGGTCAAGCTCCAGCAGATCAGCCAGGGCCTGCACGGTCGCCGGAGCGCCTGCAGAATCCACGGTGCCGCTGTTACCAGCGCTAGAAGGCGCCAGCGCTGCGGTGATCTTGGGATGGACCCGCAGCTTGGAAAATGCCAAACGGCCAATAACACCAGTTTTTGGACGCACTAGCATTCCATCAAGCGCAGCCATGATGGCGCTATAAGGGTCGGAGTTGGTATAGTCCGACCATTGAGAAGTACCGCTTAATGTAGCGCGATTGGCGACCGGATAGGTGCTGGAATTAAACACCAAATCCGCTACACGCTTTTCGCGGTCCAATGCGATCAGCTCGGTGAGACCTTCAACAGCACGCCCCAGCGGATCGTAACCAGGAGGCGCCGAGTTGATGTCTTCGTTCGGAACCACATCATCAAGGCCGTAATCCTTGACGAAACCGGCCACCTCAGTCCCGCCAAACTGGACCTCGTTTGGCACGCCCTTACGGCCTACCATGGTTTCAGGGACGGTGAACATCTCGTCCTTGTTGAATTGCAGCCATTTGAACTCACGGCTGCCAACAGGGATGCGAGGCAGGACTAGATCGGCAATGTAGGCGCGGTTGGTGTAGGCAAGCGCGATTGCCGTCAGCTCTTGCTGTACGGGAAATGGAAAGTTCTGGAAGGCCATGGGTTAATCCTCAGGTGATAGGTCAGCCCTGGAACGATCCAGGAACGAGAAGCACAGGGGCTTTGTCCCCTGAAACAGCGGAAGTCAGGGCGATCCCGGCAGTCCGCACGTTTGCGCCGGCCGATGCAGTCGCAGCAATGGCACGACCGCTTGAATCGCTGATCACCAATCCGCCGCGGGTGACGTTGCCGCCGAACTCGACGGTGGCAATCTCGGTGAGCACCACATCCAGCCGCTCGCCGGAGGCGCATCCCACATCATCGGAAACACCGACAATGGAATCAGCCGCGGCGGCGCCTTGAATCACGGTGCGATCATCGGCGCCAAACTTGATGAACCGGTTGGGGCTGATAGCGGCACCAGCCAGAAAAGCCTTGATTAAACCTTGGTTGCGGAGAGTCATGGCAGAATCCGTCAGTTGGAAAGTTGACGCCGTGCTTGTGCCACAGCATCGGTGGCGGAGATCGTTCGACCTTCGGCGCGGGCTTTGGCGGTGATCTCGCGAGCGGTTTTGGCCAGTTCCTGCGCGCTTAGTTCAGGCTTGCTGGAAGCGACGGCCTCAATCTGAGCCTCTGGCGCCGGGGCATAGGCCACCGGTGCAGGCGCCTCAGTCAGCCTTACGGCTGCTTGATTGGCGCGGATCTCACGCTCAGCCGCGACCACGGCTACAGCAGCTTCAGGGCCGGTGGTGCGACCATCGGCGGCCAGCTGCTCGATCAGCGCCTCATGGCCCGGCATCGCCTGAGACCTGACGGCAGCAATCCGATCGCGCTCGGAAATGGCGCCCTCAGCACGCAGCACCGCCGCGGCTTCAGGATTGGCAGACGCCCATTCCTGGGCCTGCTCGATTGGGGTTTGGGGAGAATCCATGGAGAGGATGGCGGAGGATACGGAGCGCCCAACAGGCGAGGCGCTGGAATTGAGCAGGCTAATGATCTCTTCCATGCTAGCAATACGATCCGCTAACCCAGCGTCTACAGCTTGCTGGCCAATGAACATTCGCCCATCTGCCATCCGCTCCAATACATCAGCCTGGGAAGTGCCGCGATTGGCGGCAATGTCTTCGACAAATTGAGAATAGAGATAATCCACCTGGTCTTGAATGACTGCCTGTCCTGTTTCAGTCAGTGGCCCATATTGGCTGGCGGCGCGTTTGAACTTGCCTGCCACGATCTCCGTGGTCTTGATGCCCATAGCCTGCTCGCGCTGGCTTACATCCACGTGGGTTGCAACGACGCCAATACTGCCAGCCTGGGAAGTCCCCGAATCCAACACCACCAGATCGGCAGCCGTGCCGATCCATGCCCCAGCGCTTGCCATCATGCCCTGGATCAGCGTAGCGATCGGCTTTACGCCTCGCACTGCTCGAACTGCAGCGGCGGCGGCTTGTGTTCCTGCAACGGTTCCGCCTGGTGTGTCGGCCAGGATCAAAATGGACTTTACCGCTGGATCTGCTGCAGCGGCCCTCACATCGCGGGCGAACAGCTCGGTCGAAGTGCCGCCGCTCATGTTGGCCATTAGGTTCATGCGCTGTCCCAGCACGCCCCGCAATGGAATCAGCGCGGTTCCATTGCGCACCTCATAGGGTTCCGACTCGTTGGCCAACGGCCGGCCTATACGTGCCTCGATCGCTGGAATGTCCAGTTCGTCACCGCGGACTCTGGCAGCGTAGATCGCTTGGATTTCTTCCAGTCGATTGGGCACGATCGCCCATGGTGAATTGAGAACGTCGAGAATGCTCATGGCGTCAGGGTAGCAACAGACGGCAATGGAGCCGCCGCGGCCGAATCGGGAGGCGCAGCGCCTAACGGCAGTGGCAGCTGTTGAGCTGTGGCAGCATCAGCCGGAGGGGGAACAGGCGCTGCGCCAGGCGCTGCACCGATCGGAGCCTGCAAGCCATCACGCACGCGATCACCAACCTCTCGCGCTCGCTGGCGGTGCTTCTGCTCCCAATCGCCACCGTCATAGGCCACGATCTCCTCTGCCAAGGTCGTTTGGCCTAGCTCGATGCGCTTGCCTGCTGCCATGGCTTCCTTCATCGGATCGAGAGCGCCGGGACCATCGCCACACCAAGTAGCACCGCACCAGGCCGCACGAATGAAAGGATCAGAGAAAAAGCCAGGCGCCTGGATAATACCCAGTGCTACAGCGTCAGCTAGCCACTCTTCATAGATTGGCTGGCACATGCGGCGCGCTAGCCATGCACGTTCAATCTTCCATGTGCGCCATGCGTCCATCAATGCTGCACGGCTAGCAGAATAGGAAGCGTTGAAGGCTTTGGCTAACACCTCCTTTGGCATGTTTAAGCCCATGCTGCAGATATTCAGCATGGCCCCAAAAAAGGGGTCGAAGTTGGGATTTGGTCTGCCTGGGGTGGGGCTGCTGATGCTTTCGCCTGGCATCAAGTTGATAGCCTTTCCGCTGTCAATTGCGCCATCCCATTGGCTGGCGGAGGCGATTACTTTTTTACGTTCATCATCGGTAAGAATATCGTTGAACGCTTCAGCGTCCATGGTCAAAAACAGCGCCATTGCTGCGCTATTTACTGCCGCGTCTACCTCAGCATCCGAGTAACGGGTAAGCTGCTTAATGGTGGCAATAATCGGCGCAAGGATTGGCGTTCCCCTTGTCTGCCCTGGCCGTTTTTGTTTTTTCAAGTGCAGCACGTTGCGCCGACCAGACTCGCCTCGAATCTCTACAGTCGTCCACTTGTTAGACGGGCCTGAGATAATCCTGCCCGGATGGTATCGGGAAACGTGAATCCGCACCGGCTCGCCGTCTTCGGCTCGTTCTACGCCATCAACTAGCGTACTGGTATTGGATCGATTGTCAGGATTGCTGACCCGATGCGCTTCTATGATTTGCGTTGCAAGTCTAAACGGCCAACCATCACGCGATTTGCCGCTAAGCAATACGAACGAATCACCAGAAACGTCATGGCTTCTTAGCGCTAGTTCCTGCTGTTCATAAAAGTCCAGTTCGCCATGCGCATCGGCATACGGTGAACCGGCCCACATCGCAAACCGTCGTTCTGTGAACGATTGCCATGTGCTAGCCTCTTCATCGCTTAGCCCCAATTCCTCCGCATCGATCCGGCTTTGGAGGCTTAGGCCGGTTCCGACAATGTGAGAAACGCGAGTAGCAATTGCTCCAGTCGCTACCGGTGCTGTGCGCTCTAGGTCGCCAGAGAAAGCCCGAAGATCGGCTAGTTCATACTGTGCGACGCCATCGGCATCTAGCGACTGCGGGCGCCACAACGCAAACCGCGGCGATTGCGCCATCTGGCTGGCGCCTGTCATGCCACCAAACCCTAGCGCCATCGATTCCCCCATGGCCAGGCGGTTAACCTCAGCAGGCAAGGGCTGCCGTTTTGCTGGCTTGCGACGTTTGCCCATTGTCACCACCTCGGGCTAGGGGTCAAGGACCGACCACGGCCGCTGTTGCTGGCAGACAATTCCTTAACCCGGCGGTTCCATAGATCGATGCCGGCCTGGACCTCTGCCAGGTCAGCCAGCCGTAGCTTACGGCCTGCGATCACATATTCCTGTTTCGCTAGGATCGCCGCCTCAGCGTCTAGGTAGAGCTGAAGGCGTGCGGTAGCGGTGCTCAGATCGATTCCTGCCATGCTCTCAGCATACTCAGGAGAACCGGCCACTCGCCGCAAACCTGGTCCCCTCGGCAGTCGCGGGCTGGTTGTCGGTGGCTAGCTGCGCCTCAAGCTGGTCCCACATCGTGGCCGGGTTCCTCGATCTGGCGAACAGCAGCAGCGCAGCGTAGGCGTACCGCGTGCAGTCGCCTCCTTCGTCGTGCTCACCCTGCGGAAGGGTCCAGTCGTACTGCGTGAAGCCCTTAACCATTCGCGCCTTGCGCTTCCACGGGAACAGCTCCGCTACGAACTGATCCGTTGCAGCCTCCCCTAGGTGCAGGTACCCCGGCCCCGGTACGTCATTCCGTAGCCGGCCCTGCAGGTGGGAGATGCTGGTATCAGTCCCGATCAGATACAGCAACACTGCCCGCTTGCGCATCGGCTGGTTCTTCCGGTTCACGTCAACCGGTGAACCCTTGCCCACGATGGCCTTACCTCGCTGGCTGCTGCCTTTCACTGGAATCCACCTCTGCCGTGTCCGGCAGTAATCCCTCACCCGATGGGTTGCCATGCCACCATCATCAATGGCACCCTGCGCGATCACCAGCTCTCGGCCATCATCCCGCCGCCAACGGGTTTCACTGATCCGGTCCAGCTGCTCCCACACCTCGTCTGCCTGAGGGTCGCCGTGGATCTCGAAGTGCCCCAGATGCCACGCTTCCTCACCGCGGCCCCAGCCCCATAGCGTCACCACCAACCGCTCGCCAACCGATCCGCCGCCGCCCTGCACATCGACGCCGGCCGTGATCACCAGCACCCCAGCAGGCACGCTGCCCACCGGATAGCCGTTGCCGGCTGCCGTGTCCTGCCTGCGCTTCGTCAACCCCTCGGCATTGAACGCATTCTCGATCGCATCGCGCCATGCCTCAGCCGCCCGCTTGTTGATCCACCCCTTCAGCAGCAGCCGATCGTTCTGTGCCCTGACGAACTGATCCCGGATCTCGCCCCAGCTGATCCAGCCCAGTGGCGCATACCACCCAGGCAGGTGGAATCCTGCCGTCATGCCATCACCTGCAGCGCTAGGAACCCAGATCCCACCCGGCAGGAAACGGGCCTTGTGCCGTTCCTCGAAACGCTCGCCACAGTGGACACACTCATAGAGCACCTCATCATCGGGCCGGTCCCACTTGAACTGAGGCCACACCAGCCGTTGCCGCTCACCACATGCCGGGCACGGCACATGGTACCGCCGCTGATCTGATCGAGCTTCGAACTCCTTCGTAACCCGGCACGCCTCAGCATCGCCAGGCGTACTGGTGATCAGCGTCTTCCCCCTCGGGAAGTTGGCGGTCCTTGCCTCGAAGTTCTCGAGCGGGTCGCCCTTATCATCCACCTCCATCGGGTAGCTGCTCACCTCATCCGCGAACAGGTTCGCCGCCGGCATCGACTGCGCAGCGCTGCCGCTGTTCGCACCGGTCAGCACGAATAACCCGCCGGGGAACAGCTTCAGAAACGCCGTGTTGCCGCTGTCCCGCGACCGCGGCGGAGGGATCCGCTCAGCGATCACCGGCGTATCCCTGATGAACGGCTCCAGGCGCTGGCGGTTCAACCGCTTGGCCATCTCGATCGTGGGCTGCACCAGCAACGTCGGGGCCGGCCGCCAGTGGATCACATACCCCAGCCAGTTCAGGCCCGCTTCGGTCTTCCCCAGCTGGCTGCCGAACATCAGCACAACTCGCCTGGTGCGGCTGCTAGCGCTCAGCTCGCGCATCGGTTCCCTCAGGTATGGCGTCCGGTCCGTCCGCCATGGCCCCGGTTCCGGGCAGCCGATCCCACCCAGCACCCGGTAGGCATCGGCCCACTCGTCCACCGTGCCCAGCCGCTCCGGTCGCAGGCCATCACAGAACGCCTGCCGGTAGATCACCGCCGCGTCAGCCATCGGCCAGCACCCTCAGCGCCGTCAGCACCTCAGCCTCTAGCCGTTGCTCGATCTCGAATGGATCGGCCAGCGCTGCTAGGTCTGCGCTGATCCTTGGCACGATCGCAAGCATCCCCTCTCGCACAGCCTTTGCCAGCGCGAACGCTTCGCGCTTCATATCGGCGATCGATCCCACCTGCTCGCGCTCCTTCAGCACCTGCACCTTGGCACGCTCCGCTAGGTAGTGCTCCTTCCTTGCCTCGCTCTCGACGATCGAGGGGATCGCATCCTCAGGCAACCCCTGGACAATCTCTAGCAGCTGCTGAGCCGTGGGCAGCGGCGGCGAGCTCGAGGGCTCAGCCCTGCTCACCCGTGGCGTCGGTGGTGCCGGGGGGGGCGCCCCCGGTGGTGTCTTCGGCAGGTTGCCGCCTCGCCGTCGCCTCGTGTTCCTCGCCCACAGCTCATCCGCCAGCTTCTCATCGATCAGCACCCTGCCATCCCTCACCACCTCCGCCGCCTTGATCCGGTCACGCCTCGCCGTGCTGACCGCTGCCTCGCTGCAGCCTCGCCGCTTCGCGTACTCCGACTGGGTGACCAGGGCCACGGCTTAACCTAAGCGGCTGCAGGCTTAAGTTAAGCACTGGCAGGCTTAAGTTAAGCCTGGGCAGGGGTCGGCTTGCCCTCCAGAGGCCGACCTTAAACGGTCCTGAGGCCTGGCGCTAGCGATCGGACGCCGTTCGAATACACCCACGAAAGGGACCGCCAGGAAGGACCCGCGACGATCGATCATTAGCCTGCACGCCGCGACTGCTCAGCGAGCAGAGCGCGGCGAAACTCACCGGGGAAGGTGCGTCTGTACTCTTCCCATGCGATCTGGTGAACGTTAAACTTTCGTTCGTAGTTCGGTTGGTCGGTGATGAACAGAGCGGGAACGAATCCGCGATTGCCTACGCGCTTGGCGATGTAGAGCGCGCCTTGTCCTAGCTCACCGTAGCGAATGAAGTAATCCGATGCTGCACGCTTCGCCCTGGATCGCTTGCTGGTTGAGGAGCTGGCATCGTAGCCAGGGCCAGAGGCTGCCTTGACGCGGGAGAGGATGCGGCGATATTCGGAGCCTGGCAGGTTGCCCTGTGGGTCGAGGGTAACGCCTGAGGATGCTGGGGTGATGAACTGATCGGAGCGAATCAGGCCAGCATTCCGCATCGATAGCTCAGTTGATTTGGGTTTGCGATCACCACCGCGGGACTGGATGCCCATGTAGCGGCCGGATGGCGTACCGCGACCCTTTGGTGTAAATCCAATATCTGTAGGTGAGTTGTCGCCGTAGTTCCAACCAACGGCAGAGACGAGCCGATCCCGATCGGCTCGCCAGTATCGAAGGCCGCGAACGGTCCATTGTGCGGGGCCGCCAGCGATGCGAGGCAGAACGGTGGAGGCTAAGCGGTCCTTGGCCTTGGCCGCGGCCCTGGTCATGCCGATAGCCGAGATCTTGTCAAGCTTGCCGAGGGCGATTGCTGCGGCGCGCTCGAGGCGTGGGATCTCGCTGGCGTCAGCTTCCAGGCGGATCATGCCTGCCGGATCGGGCGAACCATGGTCACGATAGAGCCTGGGTGGAGTTGTCGGTAGAGCCAGCCAGCGGACCAGAGGGTAGGCGCTGTGATGCGCTGATCTGCAGTCTGGCCGGGGCCGGTCTGCACCGTGATCCAGAACTGACTTAGGTGTTGAGACATCTGACGTAACGGGCCCACTGTTCAGGCGTCAGGACGACGCGCCAGGAGCCGCCGCGGAAGCGAACGAGGGTAGCGGCATGGCTGACAGCGGCATTGTGGCGCTGGTGTTCGGCCTCGGGGGGCTTGATGCGAGCGGCGGCGGCTGTGTCTGCCCAGTTGGCCACCTGAATGATGTGATCAGGCACGCCGTCGAGGTCGCCGGAGTCATCTTGCCGGCCTGCGCCGAGCTTGCGCCGAACTGGGACGTTGAGCAACTGGGAGAGAAGCTCAGCGGCCTCCAGTTCGGCGCGGTCTCCCTTGGCCTTCTGCGGATTGGCTATCGGTGGCCTCCCCAGCTGAGACGCTGGAAGTTGTCGGGTGCGCTGCGGCCACGGTGGAGGGGAGGCCCCCAGCCGCCAAGGGGCTGAAGGGAGACGAGGCTAGTCCCTAGGCCTGGAGTGACGCGATAGCGGCGCCCGTTGGGTGCTAGCCATACGTCATTCAGGCGGAAGCGATCGGCTGGTGGTGCCCCGTGGTCTAGGGCAGTGAAGGGATCGATCACGGCTCAACCCACTGGGCTAGATCACACGGTCTAGCAGTGGTTGGGATTTTCGAGCAGTCGCCCCGCAGGCCGGAGCAGTTGCCCGACAGGCCGGAGCAGTTGCCCCGCAGGCCGGAGCAGTTGCCCCACAGGTTGGTGCAGTCGCCCCACAGGCCGGAGCAGTCGCCCAACAGGTTTGGGTTTGGGCCGGTATTTTTTGTATTATCCAAAAACCAATAAAGGGTTAGTTTGGTAATGCGTTTAAATGGATACTGGTTCATGGTTTTTGGGTAAGGATCTGACGAAGCTGTTGAAGGCTGCGGCAGCCTTCAGTGAGGGTGAGGATCTCTTGTCGCTCATCATGCCGGCCCTGGTGGTAGAGGGCTGCAGAGGGGGCATCGAGTGATGCCCTGGCCATGTCGCGGGATCGTTCCTGCTGAAGGCCAACTTCGGCGGCGGCGGCGGCGATCAGTTCGGCCAGGGGAGGGCGAGGGTAGCGGCGACGCTCCATCGACTGGAATGGCGTGCTCATTGCTTAGGTGGCTTGATGGTCCAATAGGGAGCGCCAGTGGAGGCAGTGGCGCTGCCGTCGCCCTGCGCGGCCGACTGGGCGGCTTTGAGCTTTTTCTGCAGGGATGAAACGGATTCGGGATAGGTCCATGTGCGCTGGCCTGGGGACCAGCTGAAAGACCAGTCGTTGAAGCTGAAACCGCCCTGATCCACCTCGCCGTCTTCGGCGAGCTGATCGAGGCGATCGAGCAGGGCAGCGTCGGCGGCTGCTACGGCCTTGGCATGGAGCCGTAGTTGGGTGAGGTTGTGAAGAACCTCATCGGCCGACATTGCGGCGATGGAGTCGATAGTGGTGAGTTCAAACGGCATGGGAAACGATCGCAGCGAAGAAGCCGGTGAAGAAGATCCAGAGCAGCCAATCTCCGGCCTGCTGGCTGGTGAAACGTGGAATGTGCATGGGGTGAGCGGTGGCGGCCGGTTGGCCACGGCGGGATCTTAGCGGGTCGGCAAGATCCGCGCAACTAGAACGGCGGGGGCTCGCGGTTCCATGTGCGCCAGGTGGCCCATGCCGCGGCCCATGCTGTGAGGCACTCAGAGCGGCCGTAGAGGCCGCTGAAGGTGGTTTGGCCTGGCCTGGCCCATAAGGTCTGCCCGAAGTCATACCAAAGGCCGTGGGAGGCCTCCAGGGCCATGTAGCCGCCGAGCTGGGCGGCGGTGCTGTAGGTGCTGCCGTTGGGCCCGAGGCTCTTGAGATCGGCCAGCACGCGGGCCGGCCCGGTGACGCCGGCGGGGCGGCCTGGGGGGAGGGGCAGGGCCGGATCCAGGTGGGCGCAGTCGAACGTTCCGGCGACGCGCCGCCGGACGCAACAGGTGGGCCGCTCGCTGGCGATCACCTCGATCTGGCTCCAGCGATCGTGGGACAGCAGGGGGCCGATCCAGTCGGCATAGGGGCCCTGCTCCAGATCGTGGAGCTCTCTCAGGTCAGCTGGGGTGAATGGCACATGCTCGCTGTAGCGGCCTGCTAGCCACAGCTCCAGCGCCCGATGGCAGCCGTTGCCGCGGGGTTTCCAGGTGGCGCGGGTGGCCTCGATGCGATCCATGGCGTAGTCGGACTTCAGGACGGACAGGACGCCGGTGACGGAGACGGGGAAGTCCATCTTCCCGAGGTAGTAGCGGTGCTCCGGGTCGCGGCGATGAAGGCCTGGGATGGGCGGGAGCCAGGTGGCAGCGGTGCTGGTCATGGTTGGCGGCTGGGGGGGGGGGGTACTACCAAAGGGCGGGAATCGGGAAAAATTCCGGCAGACGCCTTACGGCGCAAGGCTTCTCAGGGTTTGGAAATCGGGAATTCAGCGGGAAAAGCGGGAAAACGGGCGGGATCCATCGAAAGCAGCTGGGTGTGTGGCTCCGGATCCATTCCCGCGAATTCCCGCGATTCCCGCGAATTCCCGCCGAATTCCCGATTTCCAATCCGCCAAACCCCTTGCACTGCAAGGTATTACAAGAAAAAATTCCCGATTCCTTCTTTCTTTAGGGGGGGAGAGTGTGGGGCTGTGGTTGGGTTTCATGTGACCCATGGGTTGGCGGCCCCCTGCTTGATGAGAGTGAGAGCCCTTCGGCCCTTGTTGGTCAGCTTCCAGGCGGTTCCTGCCTTGGCGACCAGGCCGCGCTTGCGTAGCCATGTGAGGTTGTTGCGGATGGTGCTCTCGGAGACGCCGAACAGCTCGGTTACGATCAGAGGCGTCTGGGTCGGCAGTCCGCCTGCCAGGCGAAGCTCCAGGCAGTCGAGGATGTCCGTCCGGGCGTTTCCGGTGATCTCGCCTTTTGTCACTTCGAAGCCGTCTTCTGTGAGTCGGTAGGTGAACTCTCGAGACTGGCTGCCCCGGAGCTTGTGAACCGACCACTCGTTGACGGGCCCGCGTTCACTGACGGTGCGGGTCAGCTGGTGAACGCCTGAGGGGATCTGGTTGATGTTCTGGCTTCCTGCGGCGGCCTGCAGCCCCTTCCCTGCCGCCTTGCCGCCTGTGGGGTGGTGGAGCCAAAGGAGCGAGCAATGGCGGCCCACAAGGGCTTGCAGGAACCGCAGCAGTGTTCCGACGGGGCCGATACCGAAATTGATGCCGGCCAGCTCCAGCACCGCCTTAAGGGAATCGATCACCACCAGGGCATAGCCGCCCTGCTCCAGCTCTTCCTTTAGCTCCATCAGCCCGCGAGGTGAGCAAGACCAGGCGGGCACCTTGTCGCTGCCTTCAGCGGTCCAGATCGTGAACCCGTCGATCACGTCGGGATCGTCAGCGACGCCTAGATCCTCCAGGTATTCGGCGACCATGGCGCGGGCACCCTCGCCGCCATCGCTGCCGATCCAAAGGATCCGGCCGGTCCGATCGGGAGTGATCTGCTGATCTAGGAACGGCTGGCCCTTGATGATCGACACACCCATAGCCGCGGCTGCCAGGGTCTTACCGGAGCCACCGGCACCGAAGAGCACGTGATCCCGACGCCAGAGCAGGAAACCGGTGAGGAGGTCTTCTGCTGGTGAGTCGAGGGGATCGGCGATGGAACGACCGCGCCGTGCGCCGGCATGGCCAACCGCAAGGGGCAGCCCCCAGCGTTCCGCCAAGGCGTGCATCAGGCGATCATCGATTGCGTCACCACGAACGCCAAGGTTCCATAGCTCCGCGCGGGCGGCCTGCTGCTTTGCCCAGGGGTCGCCTGGATCGAGGTGGAGGTCTAGGAGGTGATCCAGGAGGTTCTGGATCTGCTGATCACGGGGCAGCTCCTGCGGCTGCTGGGGCGTGGCGTCAGGAGTGACTGGCGGCGCCTGGTGGTTGTTGGAGGCGCCGCCTGGGGGCTTTCCCCGCAGATCGTGGCGCTTGATGTCAATGCCGAATTGATCGCGAAGGAATGGCCAGGTACTGCCGGGGCTGATCCCGCTGGGGGGGGAGACGAAATAGGCGTCTAGGTCGTTGATCTGGGAGGCGCAGGTTTCGCGGAGGATGTTGATTGCCTCCTGTTTGCCCAGGTCAACAAGCAGCCGCCGCGCGAGGCCTAGGAGCAGTGGGTACTGTCCCTGCTGTGGCACGAACGGCGGCACCTGCTGGAGCGCCTCGCGGAACATCCACAACGGCCTAGGGGGAAGGTCGGAGGCGTCCCGTAGGGGAATACCCTCAAACGGTGCAGCTGCGGGCTGTGGGGCGGGATCCGGGGCAGGTTGAGGAATGGCAGCTAGCCAGGCCTCTATCTCTTCCACGTCGTAGCGATTGGCGGTACTCGAGTGGATAAGCGACTGCCCCGAGGGTTTTCCGTCGGGGCCGATGTAGAAGGCGCCAGGGAGGCGCATCACCCGCGACGGGTTGCGGTTGACCGGATCGGCGCCGGTAACGGCGATCAGAGCGGCCTGGATCGGCAGCCAGCGATCAGGGGGGATCGGTTCGGTGAGCACCCAATAGAGGTGGGCGGACTTGCCGCCGGTGGTGATCGAGATGGTCGGCTCACCCAGCCCGTAGTGCTGCCAAGCGGAGAGCTGCCAAGGAACGGGCCGGTTGTCCCATTCCAGGAAGAAGGCGCGGCAGGCGGTGATCTGAGAGTCGGTATCGCCGCCGTCGTTGATGACGAGGTAGACGCCGCGGCCGTCCTGCTGCCAGCGGCTGGCGGCGGCAAGGTCATAGGTGCCCTTGCGTGCCTTGATGCTGTTGGAGTTCTTGCGATGGGGGAAACCGCGAAGGCGAGCGGTTGCGGGATCCTTGCCTAGGAGGGCAAGGAACCGATCCGCCTCGGCCGCATCAATGGGAGAGGTGCTCATCGGGGCCGCGCCTGCTGATCAGCGGCCTGTTCGGCCTGCATGAAGGCCTCGATGGCGAGGATGATGATTGCGTTGATCGCGAGACCGCGGGCCGTGCGCTGCTGGCGAAGCCAGGCGAGCTGAGCGGCTGTGGGTCGAATGGAGATCGGATGGCGGCTAGGCGGTGAGGCCATGGCGGGCTGCAGTGGCTCCGCCAATGTAGCCGCAGAGGTTCTGATCTGCTACGGTGAGCAGGAAGCGCCGCCGAGGCGCCTGCCCCCTGTCACACCATGGACTCGGTTCATCTACCGGCCATCCTGGCCAGTCATGCCAAGTGGCTGGCTAATGAGGATGGAGGCGAGCGCGCCAACCTGCGCAACGCCGACCTGACCGACGCCAAGCTGATCGACGCCAACCTGTTCGGAGCCGACCTGACCGGAGCCGACCTGACCGGCGCCGACCTGACCGACGCCAAGCTAATCGGCGCCGACCTGACCGACGCCAAGCTGATTGACGCCAACCTGTTCGGAGCCGACCTGACCGGAGCCGACCTGACCGGCGCCGACCTGTTCGGCGCCAAGCTGATCGGCGCCAAGCTGTTCGGCGCCAAGCTGATCGGCGCCAAGCTGATCGGCGCCAACCTGACCGGCGCCGACCTGTTCGGCGCCAAGCTGTTCGGCGCCAACCTGAGCGGCGTCAACCTGACAGGCGCCAACCTGGCCGGCGCGGTCGGCCTGTCGCCAGATGTCAAGCCAGCTTGAGCCCCCTTTCTGTCACACCATGAACTCGATTGATCTATTGGCCGTCCTTGCTAGCCATGCCAAGTGGCTGGCTAGTGAGGATGGCGGCGAGCGCGCCAACCTGATTGGCGCCGACCTGTTCGGCGCCAACCTGTTCGGCGCCAACCTGTTCGGCGCCAACCTGGCCGGCGCCAACCTGGCCGGCGTCAACTTGCGCAACGCCGACCTGGCCAGCGCCGACCTGTTCGGCGCCAAGCTGTTCCGCGCCAACCTGAGCCGCGCCGACCTGAGCGGCGCCAACTTGACCGGCGCGGTCGGCCTGTCGCCGGATGTCAAGCCGACCCAATCTGCATAAGTCCCTTGCCACTGCCACTTCTTCACACCCCCACCCATGTCATTGCCACAAGAGACGATTGCCTGGCTGCACCAGGCGGCCCGATTAGAGCAGGCCGGAGCGCTGGCGGACCTTGACGCCATCGCGCGGCTGGATGCGCTGGAGGCGCGCGTAGCGCTGCTAGAGCCTGCCGAGGCAGACGAGCCCGACGACGAAGCGCAGACCTTGCACACCGATGCCCTGCGCATCGTCGATACCACCTTGGCGCTGCTGGGAGTGATTCCGGAGATCCGGGGCACCCTCCGCCGGGCGATCCTTGAGCCGATGGAGCCCGCAGCCGCCGCGGCCCCGGTGGCCACGGATGACGAGCTGACGCAGGTCTGCGATACTTACCACCTATGGCGAGATTCCCGCCGCGCCATCTACAACCTGGGCCGCCAGCACGGCACTCCGCCGTCGGTGGTGGTGGCGCTGCAGAAGGCTGAAGCGGCACTGGCTAGGGCGGGCCGATCAGGTAGCAGTCAAGCTCTCGACGCCCTTCCGGCGGTCTGTGCCGCCCTTCTGCTGCTAGACAAGCCAGCCCCTGCAGCCGCTGTGGAGCCGATCGAACCGGAGGCGCAGCCGGCAGAGGATGCGGCGCCTGCTGGGGGGCTGGTGGAGAAGATCGGCTTTACAGCCGGCTGCGGAAACGGAACCTCCCGCGCCGTGATCCTGGAGGTAGCGGCATGGCTGGATCGCCGCGGCCACTTTGGCTGTTCGCTATGGCTGCGCGAGCAGTGCCTCATCAGCCAGGAGGGCCAGGCCAATGGCTGAACCCTTCTCCCCCGGTGCGCAGCCAGCACAGCCCATCCAAGCGCTTGATCCCAACCGGCTGTGGGTTGCGATGCACCAAGCCCAGGAGCGCGAGCTCGCCGATAACCACTTGGCCGATCATGCCGAGGTCTACAGCGCCATGATCCGCGCCGTAGCCGACTGGCTAGACGACGATAAAGACGCTGCCGGCAGGCTGCGCGTGGAAGCCGACCGATGACCGAGCTCCTCGCCATCGCCGCCGAACTGGAGGGCGGCGCCAACTCAACCACGCCACAGGAGGCACAATGAGCACCGACTTCCGCGCCCTGTGCGCTGAGCTGCTGCAGCCCCTGGTCGAATACGACGACAACGACAACAACCCGTTTCACAAGCACCACGAATTGATCAGGCGCGCCGAGACCGCCCTGGATCAGCCCCCAGCCGCCGGACCGACCGCGGCCGACTTCCACGCCTGGTGGCGTGAACGGGCCCACGCGGGCACGGCGCCATCGCCCTACCTGGAGCAGACCGCCATGGCTTGGGCTGCGTTCTGCCTCGATCGCTGGGGCCGCCCTGCTGTGGTGCCGGTGCCGGTGAGTGAGCGCCTGCCGCCTGCCCTGCCGCCTGCCCTGGTGGCGGAGCTTGACGTCCAGGCCGCCGGGCTGATCCAGCGCGCTAACGCTGCCTTGGCTCAGCTGAAGTTCCAGCGGTCGGTGCGCCTGGATGAAGGCCGCGTCCAGCGTGGCAACGGAAGCGGCGGCCCCAGCGCCCCCAAGCCTGCGCTCGTGCCCCAGGGGATCAGCTCCCCTCGATCCGATGGCAGCTCCCCTCGATCCGATGGCAGCTCCCCTCGATCCGTGACGCCAGCCCCCCTCGATCGCTGTCCCGGCGAGGGCCATTGGGAGGGGGATGAGTTTCAGTGGATGGATGGCTGCGACGACTGCCGCCGCCGCACCGCAACCGAGGGGCCGGTAACCGTCAGGCCGCCGCAGATCATCATCTTCGAATGTCCCTACCGAATCGAACCATGATGCCTGATTCTATCTGCTGGGCAGCGCTATCCTATACGGTAGTGCTATTCACTATCCTGCTCATTGTTATATGGTTATCGGCTTGTTGGGTTTCGGCTAACGCATGGCGTGCCGTATGGCGTGCACCGCATCCCGCCCGTCGTGGCAGCAACCCACCAGCCCCCGCCCGCAAACCAGCCCCTCCGCTGGGGCCACCTGCCAAATCACAGCCCCACGGTGGGCGGTTACAAGGCCCCTGGCTGTGATGGCGCCCGATGACCAGCCGCCGCCGCGGCCATCCCATGACGCTGTGGCGGCTGCGCTGCTGCGCGTCGCGGGGGGAGAGGCGTTCCTGGCTGATCTGCTGCCAGACGAGACCGACCACGGACTGCAGCGCCTCTCCACCGTCAGCGGCTGGCAGCTGGCGATCTGGTGGCAGCGTGGCGCCATGGGGCCCCTCCATGCCGCGACGGATCCCGAAGGGTTGCAGTGGTGCTACGGCTGCGGCAGGTGGCCTGATTGGGATGCGGGGCCTGACGCGGTGGTGTTGGATCCGATCCGGCACCTGTTGACCGACGACCAGCGGGACCAGCTCCGTGAGGTGCTGCTGGCAGCTGTGTGCTGGCCCCCCCCTCCGCCGCTGCCTGTGCCGCCGGTGGCACCACTGCCGGCTTGGACTGATGACGAACTACTCAACCTGATTCCTTCCTGATCATGCGACTCCCAGACCATGAGATCCGCCGGCTGTGTGAGGCTGGCATGATTGCACCATTTGAACCGGCATTGATCAATCCTGCTTCGCTTGATGTGAGGCTAGGGGATAGCCTGCTGATCGAATCGGCAGAGTCTCCAGAGATGGTGCCGTATCCATTGGCAGACCACAGCAGGGAACGCCCGTATCTGCTGGTGCCGGGGCAGTTCGTGCTAGCTCAGACGGTGGAGACGTTCAACATACCGGATGATATATCGGCTCAGTTCATGCTGAAGAGTAGCCGAGCACGCGAGGGGTTGCAGCATCTAATGGCTGGCTACTGTGATCCAGGATGGCATGGTTCAGTATTGACGCTGGAGCTGGAGAATGTGCGTCAGCTTCATCCTGTGAGGCTATGGCCTGGGATGAAGATAGGTCAGATCGTGTTTACCAGAATGGAATCAGCGCCAGAGCGATCGTATGCCGTGACTGGCAGGTATAACGGCGACGCCACCGTTCAGGGTTCGAAGGGCTGAGCGATGGCTGGAATTGCTGGCTGGCTGCCCTGCCCATCGTGCGGGGCGGATGGGCAGTCTGAGGTGGTGCTATCGCGCCGTGTGAAGGCCCGGTCTATGGGCTCTGTGAATTTGTCCATTGTGCGCCGTCATCGTTGCATCTGTGGCCATCGATGGTGGACTCAGCAAATGTCGCCTATGGTAATACCTTCAACACGTGTGCGATGGTCAAACCATACGGTTGGCTTGGCTCCGCTTGATTGGCGCATACGTTGCATTGATACGGGGCAAATATGGTCAAATTGCAGATCAGCGGCTGTGGATTTAAATGTTCACCGAAGTACGATCGGGAGATCAATTCGTTCGGGTAGGCCGGTGCCATCGCTAGGCCTACGTTTTGAGCGGTTGCCGCGGGTATTGGCGCCATGAACAGCCCCCGATGGTCAGCCGCTGAGCTGACGTATCTGCACCAGCTGGCAGGAGAGCATCCGTTCCCGGCATTGCTTAAGCGCATGAAGATGCGAGCGCTGATCGAGGGATGGCCGGTTCGGTCCAGAAAGGCAATTGCCAATCGCCTGGCCCATTCCAACGAGCGCTGCCGCGCTCGCGTGGGCGGCTGTACGACCACCTACGGCGCCGCCGAAATCCTTGGGGTATCGGGGCACCGCGTAAGAGCCTGGCTGCGGGATCCGGCGATCCTGGCGATCCTGGCCCCGCGGGTCTTTACCAGCATCCGGTACATCGATCGGCGGGGCTGGCGCCGGCTGGCGCGGGAACGGCCGGAGGTGTTCGGCGGCATCCCCGCGGATCGGCTGTTCCTGCTACTGGAGGATCGAGAGATGGCCGATGGGATCGCCGCGGCCCACCCCTGCGGGCGGGCTGATTGGCGGGTCCGGTGCGTGGAGACGGGGCAGGTCTGGGCCAGCTGCAAGGAGGCCGGCGCAGCGCTGAACGTGCATTCATCGACGATCTCGAAGGCGCTGCGCGAGGGCCGGGCGGTGCCTGCTGTGGGGCTGCGATTCGAGCGGCTGCAGCAGCAGGGGAAGGGTTGAGCCTGGCCGGTAGCTGCAGCGGCTGGCCCCCCGGCTAGATGCTGCAGCGGCCCCATGGAGGGGCAGGCTAGGCCCGATCCCATGGTGCCATGAAGAAGCCCCAGCGGTTGGCCGGGGCGGGGGGGGAATCAGATCACTTCTTGCCTTGACTTTTCTTCAAGTCCGTTTCGGTAACCATCTCGCCATGCTTGGCTTTGGCGTTCAAAGTAGCTATTTGAGCACTTACGCTTTCCTTTGTAACCTCGCTCAATTCCTGCCTTGTATTGATCGTGAAACTCTTCATCAAATGTAACTATAAAATCTCTTAGGGTTTGATTGATGATTGTGCCAGCGAAATACTCGCCACCCGATTTAATGCACAGCAATCTGTCTCCTGTTATCATTCCGGAATGACGACCATCTTTCAGCATTCCATCTCCGTCTGTGGGCTTGAGTGCATATCTGGTTCTGACCCAAGCGCCCGGCATATCGTACGGTTCGTATCCTGAATGCCATATTCCATCTTGAATGAAGATTGATTGAGTGTCAGACATGGCTGGCTGGTGGTGGAGGGGCTCTCTCGCCCCCGATGCACATACAGTAGCGCCCCGCGTGACAAGGGGGAGGGGATGGGCTGGCCGGTTCATCAGTCGTAACACTCCCGATTGGCGGGCATGAAGAAGCCCCGGCGGTTGGCCGGGGCGGGGGAGAAGTGGATCAGGCGGCGCCCGCTCACAGCAGCGCCCCGCCTGACTGATTGGAAGTGATCCGCTGCGCTCGCTGCCGGGCCCTGGTTGCCCGGACGCGGGCCGCCTTGGCTGCGCGGCCCTCAAGGGTGATCTGCTCCCAGCAGCGGCGGCAGAGGCAGCCATAGAGGCCGCTGCAGCCACGACCGCAGGAGGCGACGCACAGCAGCCGCTGAGCTGGTGGCAGTTCGCCGGCCTGTCGTTGGCGCTGGCGCCGCTTGCGCTCGGCGGCGGTGTCAGGCATGGGCGGCCTCCCTGCGCAAGGTCCGCTCAGCCGCTCGGTGGCGGCGCTTCATGCCTGCCACGGCGATGCGGGCGTCGCTACCTCGATACCGATCCCCAATCCCCAGGTCGTTGTCGAGGCACTCCGCCAGGTCGCCAAAGCTGTAGCAGTCCAACAGGTCATTGGCGACCACAAGGCAGGACCCGCACGTCTTGTGGGTTGACCACTGGCCATCCCAGAGGCCGCGGCTTTCGTGGTAGGCGGTGCCTGGCTCGATCAGGCCCCGGCACTCGCCGCAGCGGTGCCGCTTGCAGGCCCGTCGGGTGACCTGCTGGAAGACCGCGGGGCGGTCGTAGTCGTCGCAATCACACATCGGCCTGCTCCTCCCACGGCTCGCCCATGCTTGGGTCCAGGAAGCTGAAGCTGTCGATTTCATCGAGCATGATGCCCCTCGGCAGAGGCGCACCACCCGCCCGCACGCGCGCGAAGGTTTGCCGGGCCAGCCAGCTGCCGCCGACGTAGGGCGGGTTTTGCCTGGCCTCGATGCGCCGCCCCCTGGCGCGGCGCGCGCGGCGCTTGCGGCCGATGGTGGAGATTGTCATGGCGTGGGTGGTGATGGTGTGGTGGTTTGCCCCGGCTGCTGCGCCGGGGCGGGGGAGACTGAGGTCAGCTGCAGTAGCTGCCACCCTCCCGGATCTGCCGCCAGTGGTAGCGGTCGGGTTGATCCCGTTCCGCCGGGATTGTCACCCGGTAGGAGGGGGCTGGCACCTCATTGGAGCACTTCTGGCCCGGATAGCCGGGTGCGGGCTCAGTGCCGAACTCACGGTGCTCGATGATCTCGAACTCCGTCTCCGATGTGGTCCTGTACCACCAGCGCATGGCGCCGCTGTTGTCGCTGGTGTCCATGAACAGCTCGCTGTGGCACAGCGAGCTGAAGGGGTCAAACCGGCGCCGCGCCTCGAATGAGGCAATGGCGGCCCACAGCTCGGGGCCCTCTACGTTGGGCAGGTTGGCAAACCTGCAGAACTGACCGCGGGTCAGCTCGTAAGGCTGGCCAGCAACGTGGCCCGGGAAGATGTCGGACATGGCGTGGGGTGGTGTGTGTGTGGTGGCTTGCCCCGGCTGCTGCGCCGGGGCGGGGGAGGTGGGGTGGGTCAGGCTCCAGTGGAGCTGACATAGATCGAGGGTGACCAGATCGGATCGGCTTGGACAGCTCCAGTCGCCTTGACCCATGCGCGGAAGTCATCCAGTTCAGCGCGATGCGCGCATGCCTGGCAGGTGGGGCCCTCAACCTCGCCGCAATAGAGGCTGCGGCAGTTGATGGGGTAGCGGCGTTTCGTGGCGGTGGTCATGGCTGTGTGTGTCGGTGGCGTGGTGGTGGTGGGGCGGAGGCTCTCTCGCCCCCCGATGCACATACAGTAGCGCCCCGCGTGACAAGGGGGGAGGGGGCGGGCAGACGGTTCACAGATTGTCGCAATCCGACCCGGTAGGCTGGCTGTGGTGTGCTGGTGGTCCCCGGCTGCAGTGACTGGCCGGGGATTTTTCTATGTCCGCACCAGCAGCCGCCGGACGCGATGGCGGGAGCAACCCAGCCGCTGAGCGATGGCGCGCTGGCTGAGGCCGCGGCGGTGCCAGCGGCGGGCTCGATCGCCGTCGGATTCCAGGGCCCAGGCCAGCAGGAGGGCAGGCAGGAGCAGCAGGGCGAGAGCCCATGCAACGAGGCAGGTAGCGGTCATGGTTGCGAATGCTGTGTGGTGGCCAGGGGGCAGCGCCCGCGCCTGACGAGGGGAACGGTAGCAGGGCCGATCGCCTATTGCCAGGGTCTTAGCGAGGGGGTAAGATCCCGATGTGCCACGCACGCCACCACACATGCACGGATTTAACGACCCCCCCGAGCTGAGGGTTCGACGCTTCGAGGCAGAGGCTGCCTTCTCTGAGCACCTCTGTTCACTGCAACAAGCCACCGGCCTAGAGGCCACGACAGCAGACCTGCTCAAGGCTGCGAATCAGCACGGCTTTTCGTGGCAGTTCATGGCTGCAGAGCCTCCCTTCGTAGAGGTGCTGCTGCGACACGGTGAGGGCGGGATGGCCCGCGCCACTGGCACCCATCCCACAGCCGTTCTGCTGGGCCTGCTGGGCTGCCTGCCGCCTGATCTGGTGCCCTCGTGGATGCTGGAGCAGGAACGGCAGGGAACGCCCGAGGCGGCCCGCTCCGTCGTTGTCACGCCCGAGCCTGAGCCGGCCCCTGCTCCATCGCTCGAGGCTGAGCCAGCGCCGGCCCCAGCGCCAGACTCTGCCCCGGTGGCAGCCGCTGTGGTGGCTGCTGCTGAATCGCTCGCCGCGGCCACAGCCGGCGAGGTGATCTCAGAGCCTGCTGATCGATCGGCAGAGGATCCGCTGACCGATACCGAGAAGGCCACCGCCAAAGCCATGATCAAGGGCATGGCAGCAGACCAGCGGAAGGCTTTTACGATCGCGTTCCGCCATGCCTTCAGGGTGCCGGCGGAGCAGACCGCTATCGCGCCATTGATTCAACAATTCCGGCATTTGGAATTCATTGATCGTTTCACCGGCGAGGCCGCCGGGCTGGTGCGGCCATGAACGACATTGCCACCCGCGCCGTGCTGCGCGATGCGTTGTCCCAGCTGCAACGGGTCAGCGATGCCCACCAGTTCGAGCTGAACATCCTGGCCTCTGATGCTGGCCAGAAACAGCTAGGCCCCCGTGGCATCGGCCGCCTGCTCTCCCTCAGCCGGCAGGTCGAGACACTAGAGCGGCTCAGCCGTGAGCTAGCCGAACTGCTGGGGGTGCCGCCCCCGCCGCGTCACCTGGCGCCAGTCCCGCCGCGTGAGACCACCGCCGCATGAAGCGCCAACCGCCCGAACCATCGAAGCGCAAGCGGCGGCGGCCCAGCCTGCCGGCGCCTACCTCCCCTCCGAAGGTGATCTATGGCGCGGCCCAGGCCCCAGCCGCTCGATCGTCGGTGGTCGTGGTGACGCTACGGCCTGACGCCGCTGCAGCCGTCATGGCACTGGTGCAGTCCCACGGGCTCAGCCGTTCCGGTGCGGCCCATCATCTGATCCGCCTCGGTGCGGGTCTCCCCCCCCTCCCCCCTCTCAACTGATCATGCCTGAAACCTTCTACTCACCCAAAGCCCCGGTGCGCTACGTTCACCTTATTCAAGCCGATGAATACAAAGGGAAATGGTCTTATTCGGTTGAAGTGATTCTCGACGAATCCAACCAAGCCCATAAGACATTCTTAGCAAAACTTGAAACCGAATTTGCAGCTCAGCATGGCGCCAAGAAAAAACGAGCGCCGCATGGTGCGCCATGGGCGCCAATCGATGGGCAGCCTGGCAAAATCCGGGTTAGGTTCAAAGCAAACCGATTCCAGAATGACGATGGCACCTACACCAAGGGGCCAAAGTTGGTTGATGCCAAGAAGCAGCCGTGGAACGGCGCTGAGATTGGCAATGGCTCTGAAATGATCATTGGGTTTTCTATCCGAGGATGGGACGGAGAAGAAGGCTGTGGCATTACTTTATTACCTAAGGCTGGCCAGGTTCTATCTTTTGTTCCCCGCGAGGATGCCGGCGATAAAGTCGCCGAAGGATTCGAGGAGCAAGATGGCTTCAGCGTGGCCGACCCCAGCGGCTACGTGGATGAGTTCGGCGAGGAACCGTTCTGATGTCACACCTCGAACGCCTGGCCGCTGCGGTCGCCCTTGCAGTCATGGCCTTTGCAGTGGCGATCCTCACCCATGGCGGTGATCCCTTGGTTCCCATCATGCTTGCAGTTGGGGCCCTTACCATGGCTGCGCTGTAGCCATGAGAAACGATGCCGTCACCTTCTGGCATAACAAGGCCGGCCGGCATCCGCTGCTAACACCTGCCGAGGAAATCAACCTCGGCGGCATGGTTCGCGCCTGGCAGGATCATCCTGCCGGGCCTGACCTGGCACCGGATACAATCCGCCGCCGCGGCCTCAGGGCCAGAGAAAGGATCATCAACGGCAACCTAAGGTTGGTGATCAATGCAGCCAACAAACAGCGCCGCGGCCTCGGCTCACACGTTACCGATGCTGATCTGCCGGACATCCTGCAGGCTGGTGCACTAGGGCTGGCCCGTGCTGCTGAGAGATTCGACCCCACCCTAGGTTACAAGTTCTCCACCTATGCTTATTGGTGGATCCGGCAGGGCATCAACCGCTGGCGGGATTCATCAAGTTATGCTATCCGGCCGCCGTCCCAGCTGGCGGATGTGAAACGAAAGGTTTGCCGGATGCAGCAACAGCTAACGACTGAACTAGACCGGCAACCGACACAGCTAGAGCTAGCGACAGCGCTAGAAATGAAGCCGGAAGACCTGGGCCGGTTGCTGGTGATGAACGCCCCGGTAGGGAGCCTCGATGCACAGGTAGGCGGGCCGGAATCATCACCGCTCGTTGATCTGCTGGCAGCCCCGGAACCGGAGGAATCGAGGGTAGGCGATCTGCTGGCAGCAGTCGATCGGCTACCGGATGATCAGCGCGGTCTGATCTGCCGCTACTACGGACTCGATGGCCATGATCAGCTGGCACTCAAGCCGC